ATAGGCTACACTCTTTCCCTACACGACGCTCTTCCGATCTTTCCTCTCGGGCGTACTCGCTTTTGCGCTGCTACGGAAAGGCCGCGCGCCGCGATTTCCATCCTGGCTGTTCCCGGTCTGCCTCGCGCTGTTCTGCTTGCTTGCCTGTGCCGGGCTGGATCTCTCCGCGCGGGTTGCGGCGGCGTGGCCCGTTTGTTACGCGCTGGGCTTGTTGCTGCCCGCGTTTGCGGAGATCCGGAACCGCTGCGCCCGGATGATCTCGCAGCAAATAGCCAGGTATTCCTACGGCATCTACCTGTTCCACCTGGTCGCCATGTGGGCGGGTTTGCGGGTAAGCCGCTATCCGCTCATGCAGTTAGCCGCGATCCTGGCCCTGACCGCCGCGCTGTCCTTCTGCGGCTACCATCTCATCGAAGCGCCCATGATCCGGCTGGGAAAACGCATCGCGGAGGGCATCCGCCGCCCTGTTGTTCCTACAGATCCCCGGCTTGTGGTTGAAACATAAACGCGCTCGAATGTATTGACCCGGCGCGGCTTCTGCTCCATGCTGGAGGCGGAGGTGTACTGTGCCCTCTCCCTCTTTAGCGCAGCGGCGTCTGATGGCGATTGCCGAGCATCACCCGGAGGAAGTCAACCCGGAGAATCGCGGCGTGCTCAAGATGTCGCATCGGCAGTTGCATGACTTCGCCTCGACCCCCGAGAAAGGTTTACCCGAGTACGCTGCCGATGGCGAGACGCCGACCAAGTGGATGCAAGGGGCGGTGAAACGCCCCGGTGCGCTCACGGCCAAGGCTCATGCCGCAGGTGAATCCCCGATGACGTTCGCGCATGAGCACTACCACTCTCCCGGCCTGATTGGGCAAGAGGCGCGCTTCGCCGTGAACGCGCAGAAGCACGCCACAGAGGGCTACCTGCCGCCGCGCCCGCATGCTCCCTTGCCACCCAAGCCCACGCGGATGCGGCGCTTCTACGGCCAGCGATGAGCGACTACCCCACCCCGCCGGTGCCCGAATGGCTGGAGGCGTACCTCGGGCCGGGGTTCGATCCGGAGTATCAGTTTCAAATCAAGGATAAGAAGGGCGCCCCGATCTGGACCTCCAATAAAGGAAGTCAAACTTGGCCGCTGCTCTGCCCTTGCGATGAGGTCGTCATTGGCGGACAACGTGGGGGCGGGAAATCAGCCGTTCTAATTTCCTGGTTCACCGCCGGCGACCCGACGCTTGATCCCTCCGACCCCGCCTACATCTCCTTCCTGAACGAGCCGAGCTTTCGCGGCCTGATCCTCCGCAAAGAGTATCAGGGCATGGAGGAGTTCATCGACGAGTGCATGGACCTGTTCCGGCACTTCGGCGTGAAGAAGGTAGATGACCCGGTCCAGTTTCACTTCAAGACCGGCGCCAAGATCTACACCAACCACCTCGGCAACGCGGAAGCCTTCGAGAAGTACAGAGGCCCCGGCTTCACCAAGATCGGCATCGAGGAGCTGACACAGATCCCGCAGGAGTCCTGGTACGTGAAACTGTTGGGCTCCCTGCGCGGCAAGAAGCAGTACCGCGTGCTGAACGGCAAGGTCCTTCCGCCTTTGCGCTGCCAGATCATGTCCACCTGCAATCCTGACGGTTTGGGCAAGCAGTGGGTTAAAAGCAGGGTCGTCAAGGTCTACGACGAGCAGGGCGTCCGCATCCCGGCCAACACGCCGATGCGCGACCAGATCACGGGGCTGACCCGGATCTACATCCCGATGCCGCTCAAGGAAAACCCTTACCTCCGCGACAACAAGCAGTACCTCGGAATGCTCATGTCGCAGGATGAGGTGACCCGCAAGCAGTGGATGGATGCCGACTGGGACGCGGGCAGCGGGCAGTTCTTCGATCAGTACCGGCCCGATGGCCCGATCACCGAAGAGGAACGGAACACGATGCCGTGGGCGCGGCACATCCCGCTGGTCGAGCCTGTTCTCCGGCCGTGGTGGTACCGCTGGTCAAGCCTGGATGTCGGCTACGACCACCCGGCGACAATGCACAAGTTCTGCCGCAACTCCCAGGACAAGCGTATCCATGTCTATGACGAGCGTTCCCTGCGCCACATGGACTCCTACGAGCTGGGCGTGCTGCTGGCGAAGTGGTGGATTCCCGAGCTGGAGCAGTTGCCCGACCATCAGATCGTGATGTACGTCTCGCCCGACGCCTTCGCGAAGACCAGTTCCCAGAAGACCGAAGCCGAGATGATCGCCGATGGGATCCAGGAAGTACTCGGACCCTACAGCGCCATGCTGATGCGTTTCAACGCCGAGGAGCGGGCCGCGATGCTGGGCAGCGCCGAACGCGCCCGGATAATGTTCGACCGGCGCAAGGCTCAATTCCAGGGCAAAATGGGCATCGCACTGAAGCCAGCCGACGATGCCCGCAGGGCTGGGTGCGCCTACATCACGTATCTGCTCCAGTTCCGGCCGACCCTGATCGAGACCGAGCAGGAGTTGAAATCACGCCTGCAGAGCACCTTCACCCGTGCCGGAGTCGAAGCCTACGAGCGCGAACTCTCCAAGGCCAAGGTGGACGCCATCGAAGTTCTGCCCCGGGTCCAGATCTGGAAGCGTTGCAAGGAACTCGACCGCTGCCTGAGAGATGCCGTCCGCGGTGACGAGGAAAAAGGGCAGAAGGCGGAAGAATACGTGAAGTGGAACGCCGTTAACGGAGTGGGCGGCGACGATGCCCTCGACGATTTCCGCTATGGCTGCATGGGCTATAAGGAAGTCGAGGCGACCATCCCGCGTGAGTACTTCGTCGGCGAGCGCATGGCCGCCTTCCAGGAGCAGCAAGTCTCTGACTTCGGCGCCGAACTGGACGACCTGACCCGGCTCCGCATGGTGCAACTCACCCAATCCGCCAACTACGATCAGCGCGTCGGCGCCCAAACCAAATCCCTCAACTTCTCCCGCTCCGGCGTCTCCCGCCACCGCGTTCAGTAGTACCAAACCATTAACGTTAATTCAGATTTCTGCCATTCTGGCCCGATTCTCTGTCTATTCCGTGGACAACATCGCCAAAAATAGCGCAAGTATATTTACATACAGCGCTATTTGCTTTACAGTCAGGGCGAGGGACACCATGGCGACACGTCCGCCCGCTTTTGTTTCAAACAAGAAACCGCTGGCTGATTTGGGCGCTCCGCCCGAAATTGGGGCGGCTCCCGCGGCCCCTCCCCCCGCTCCCGGCGAGACGGGCGAACCCGGCGAGGGCGGCGTGGACCTGAAATCCATGGGCTTCCACGATGGCAGCGAAAACTGCACCGTCTGCGAACACTTTGACTCGCAATCCGGCGAGTGCATGAAGGCCACCGCTGGCGACAAGAGCGTCGGCCCCACGCCCGAAGCGGCATGGTGCCACGGTTTCGAGTCGGAAGGCGGCGACGAGGCCAACAGCGGCAATCCCGAAGAGGGCGAAGAGAATGCCGAAGGGAACGGTGCGCCTCCGGCGCGAGGGATGCGCTAGATGAACTGGCCGCTCATCGGAGTGATGGCCGCGTTGGGCGTCTACATCGCTTGTCTTTACAACCGGGACAGGTGGTTCCGATGAACCTCCTACGCTTCTTCCCTTCCCACCGCGCGTTGCTGGCCGAACTGTCTACGTTGCGCGATGCCTACCGGGAGATTCAGCAGCAGAACCTCCGCCTCCAGGACCGCCTCGATGCCGCGCTCGAAGACCGCGCCAAACTCTTCGCCGTGGTGAACGAGAGCATCCGCAATGAGCGTGCGGGCTACCAAGCGCAGATCAACTTCCAGGCGCAACGGCAGGGCGCGGCTCCGATTTACCCCGAAGCCGCCGTGCTGCCCGAGTCCGCGCTCCCGAGCGAGGAACAACTCCGGCCCGTCGCGCGGCGGATGCTGCCGAGCGAGATGATCGCCAACGCCCGCAAGAAGTTCGTTGACGGCTACTTAGACAAGCACGCGCCGAAGGTGAATGTATGAATCGTAGAACTATCCTAGCCACGCTCCCATTTCTTTCACTGCTTGCAAAAGCAGCGCCCCAGAAACTTCCCGAAGGCCGCGAGATTCTGAAATCCTTCGACGCCCGCGATTGGGCGGCCACTTTCGTGAAACACGCGAAGGCAGACCCATCTATCCCGCTCGATGAAGGAACAATGACGGCCTGGTTTGCCAATGCGCTGATGCGTGGATGGGATGAGCACTCGCGAGCCCATGACGCCGCGCAAGAGGCAAGTAAACCTACGGGGAATGGGCTTGGCGCTAACCCTGCGCAGGATCGGCTACGTCTGCATGGAAGATGCACCGACCATATCTGGACGATGCAGGATGGACAGGAACCTTACGTCATCGGAGTCCGAATGGACTGCGGTGACTCTGGCACAGTCTACCTGACCCGCGAACAGGCCGCCGAACTGGCCGATCAATTGGGGAAACAGTAGCCGAATAACCCATGGAAGCCCTCGCCCCAGCCCCGGAAGCCCTCTCGAACGATCAGATCCTCCGGACCTATGACAAGGAGATCCAGCAGATCATCGACGCCGCTTCCGACCCGCAGTATGACTACGAGCGGCAGATCCTGCTGAATCAGGCGCGGCTCAACTGGCAGTTCATCAAGGGCAATCACTTCGGCGTGCCGGGCAGCGTCGATTCCCAGTACGGCACGATGGTCGATTGGGTGCCGTTCGACTCGACGCTCAGCACCGAGGAGACCGGCGCGGACATCCGCCTCTGCCCGCCCATCAACGTCGTCGGCGGCGACTGCTACAAGTACATGGCCGTCATGGGCCAGAACTCCCCGCGCGTCAAGGGTGTGGCCGACGATTCGCAGGACGCCGATTCGATTGCCGCAGCGCACAATGCCGACACCAACATCCGCGACCTGTGGGTGAAGCAGCAGGTGGACCGCAAATGGAAGGCAGTCCCGTTCCATCAGTACGCGACCGGCCCGGTGTTCCTGCGCGTTTCGTGGGTCACCGACGCGAGCAGGTACGGATCCTCCAACGAGCCCCAAATTGAACTCCGGGAAGGCCCGGACGGCTCGCCCATGCCTGTACAGACCGGCGTGCAATCCTACGCCAACGGCGATGCCGAACTGAGCGTCTGGAGCGTGCTCGAAGTGGCCGTGCCGTTCGAAGCCAAGCAACTCGACGGAAGCTGGCTGCGCTTCGAAGTCATGCTGCCCAAGTGGGATCTGTTGCGGCTCTACCGGGGCACTGGCGAGGAGCCGGGGCCGCTCGAAAAGTACCGCCTGTCCGAGCCGCCCGACAACGAGATGTCGTCCTCTTCGGCGGCGGCGGCGGAAGCCCGCGATTCGGTGTCAACGCCCTCCGGCATCGGCACGGGCAGAAAACCGAATCAGTGGCGGCACGTCGAACGCTGGCTTCCGGTGACGCTGCTCGAGGCCATCGAGGACCCGGCCGCCCGCAAGGTCTTCGAGGAACACTTCCCGGACGGCTTGTACGTCGCTCGCGTAGGCTCGATCACCGTCAAGATTGATAACCGCAAGGTGAGCGACGAATGGACGGTCTGCCGCATCGGGCGCGGCGAGAAGATCATGGAGCGTCCGCTGTGCGCCGACGCCATCCCGCTCCAGCGCGCCATCAACGACCTCGGCGGCATGATGCTCGAAACGCTGCTGCGCGCGATCACGATGACGATTGCCGACAGCCAGTACCTCGACCGCAGCGCGCTGAACACCAAGGAAGCCCTGCCGGCCGAAATCATCCTGACCGCCATGCCCGCCGATGGCGCCGACCTTGCCAAGCACTTCTACCAGATCCCGCCCGCGCACGCCTCCGACCAGTTGACGCCGTTTCTGCAAGCCGTGCGGGCCTACATGCAGGACATCACCGGCATCCGGCCCGAGCTTTCCGGCGGCGGCCAGCCGACGCAGACCTACCGCGAAGCCAAGCAGCGCCGCGACCAGGCGCTCATGCAGCTTGCCCCGCAGGCCGACGAGATGCGCTTCGCCGCGGAGGACGTCGCGAAGATGGCCGTCATCCAGCGTTCCCGCTTCGGCTCCGGCACGGTCAAGGCGCAGCGGCGCGGAGCCTACGGCGTCCAGACCGACGTGGTGGACATGGCCGCGCTCAAGGAAGGCGGCTGGCACGCCGAGGCCGACGACAACTTCCCGCTGACCATCGCCGACCGGCGCGACGCGGTGTGGTCGATCCTCAAGGAATTTCCGCCCGACGTCCAGCAGGCACTGGGCGCGACCGATCCGATCAACATCGAAGAGATCGTCGAACTGCTCCAGATCCCCGGCTTCGAGAGCGCCGTCCAGGATCAGAAGGAAAAGACGCTCGCCGACATCATGCTCCTGCTGGGCGAGCAGCCCATCCCCGGAGCGCCGGGACCAAATGGAGCGCCCGGGCCGAACAAGCCCTCGCTCAACCCCGACCCCTACGACAACTTCGTCATCGCGGCCACCATCGTTCAGAAGAGATCGGAAGAGCACACGTCTGAACTCCAGTCACTGTGACTGCAGAAG